TACCAGCAGAATGTCGTTCTTGAACTCGAGTTCGAGGCCATTAAATAACAGAAGGAGGATAAAACAATGGGACGAACATTAACTAATAACTTTGGCCTACAATATGCCATAGAGCAAAGTCTCGGGGTTCTGCCGGGCTCTCCTGAATGGAAACAGTTAGAGCCCAATGCCATTGGAACATTCGGCTCAACCATTACAACGGTTGCGCGGAGTCCCATCAGCAAAAACCGTCAACGGAGAAAAGGCACAGTCACCGATCTCGATAGCGCGGTAGAATTTGACGGCGATCTGACCTTGGAGCATTTTATTGACTTCATCGAAGGGTTCTGCTTCGCGGATTTCGTCGGCGCTGAGGTCAAAGTGCCAACCGATGTAACGGGCGGGGCCACGGACGAGTATACCGTGCCGTCCGGGACCGTTCTCGTTCAGAACACTTTGGTCTATGCTCGCGGTTTCACCAATGCCGGTAACAACGGTTTGAAGGTCGTAGATTCAGGCGCCAGTGCAACCACCGTGCCCGTCACTACCGATCTCGTTGATGAAGCCGCCATCCCTGCATCCCAAAATGTCTCCCTTGAAGTTTGCGGTTATCGATCAGCCGCAGGAGACTTGGACATTGATGCAGATGGAAACATTACGAGTGCAACCCTGGATTTCACCACATTGGGGTTGACTCCGGGTCAAGCCATTTGGGTCGGTGGGGATGCTGCATTGAACCAATTCTCCACTGCTGCCAATTCCGGTTTCGTCCGCGTCATGGTCATTGAGACCAACAAATTGACGATTGACAAAACCAGTCAAACCTTTGTCACCGAAGCAAACACGACACAAGAGGTGGACATTTATTTTGGCCGCTTCGTTCGGAATGTTGGCGTGGATGATGGAGACTACCTGGAGAGAAGTTTCAATTTTGAAGGCGCGTACCAAAACCTGGCCGTTCCCGGCCCCGGAGATGAATACGAGTACGCCAAGGGCAACTACTGCAACACCGTTGGTTTTGAATTGCCATTGACGGATAAAGCAACTGTGTCTTTTGCTTTCGTCGGTACGGACACCGATGTTCCGACCGGGACCCGGGCGACCAATGCTGACACTCCGGTTGTGCCCGTACAAACAAGCGCATTTAACACATCCGCGGACATCGCTCGTCTCCGTGTTCAGCAGGTTGATGAAACGGGGTTGACAACGGATTTTAAATCGCTTACGTTTAATATTAACAACAATGTCTCCCCGGAAAAAGTGCTCGGTCAACTGGGCGCTAAGTTCATGAATACCGGGAACTTGGAAATTGACATTGAAGCACAATTGCTTTTCACCGATGGAGCAGTTGTCGAAGCGGTGAGAGACAACACCACAGTGACAATGGATTTCTCCATTAGAAACGACGATGGTGCTATTCTTGTCGATATTCCGAGCATGACATTAGGTGGCGGCGATAGGGAATTCCCCGTTAATGAGTCAATCCTTATCAACACCACGGCACAGGCTTTCGGTGATACAACGCTTGGAACGTCATTAGGCGTCTCCTTGTTCCCGTATGTACCGAGTGCCTAATTAACCCGCATTTTTTAACAGGAGGAGCAAAATGGATTTCAGTCACTTAAAACAGTTGGATGTCAAGGACAAGACCACCAAGTATACCATTTATCAGGTGCATGGTGAACCGTCTCTTATCTTGAAACCCGCAAACGAAGCCAACAAAACCTACTTCAACGCCATTCTCAAGCGGTCGCGGAGAAATGTCAAGGCCATTCAGGCTGGGCATGTCAATCAAGTTATGATTTCCGAAGCACGCGAAAAAGACCGCGCGTTGTTTCCAAGATGTGTAGTTGTGGGCTGGGAAAATGTTCAGGACGCCGAAGGGCAAGACGTGCCTTTCAGTCGTGAAGCATGCGCCGATTTTCTCCAGGCGCTTCCCGATTGGCTTTTTGACGAGATCCGAAATTTTGCAGGTAATAGCGCAAATTTCGCGGAGGATGTTCAGGTCGATGACCCGGGAAACTCGTAGAGCGCCTTCTTTGGGAATTAGAGTACAACGAAAAAGAATTCTCAGTGATGGCGCGGATAGAAAAAGGGCTCCCACTCCCGGACTGGGTGGAAAACGAGCCTTTGCTTCATCCGGGCGACGAATTTATCCTCTCTGCTTTTTACCATTTAAGTTCATGCAGGCATTTTGGTGGCGAGGTTCCAGGGCCTATACCTTGGAACCGAGTCATCCAATATGCAGAACGAGCGGAGTTGGATAAGGAGAACACACAGTTTCTGGTCTTCGTCATTAGGGAAATGGACGCCGCGTATTTAGAATGGTACGGGCGACAAGTTAAGAAAAAGCTAAACCCGCCAAAAGCACCTAAGAAAGCGAAGAGATTTCATGGTAGATTTTAATGTTAATGTAAAGATTGATCCGAAGCAAGCAAAGGCGGGTGCTCGGGTCGTCAAAAAGGAGTTGCAGGGCGTAGAAAGTTCTGCTGATCGCCTCCAAAAGACATTAACACGAACCATTTCTTTGTTAGGTGCAGGCGCCGGATTAACCTTCGCCTTAAATACACTTGCCTCCTTTTCGCAGGAGATGTCCACAGTTCGCGCTATTACGAAGGCGACCGAGACGCAATTCCAAGCATTAAACAATGTAGCAAAGGAGTTGGGTGCAACCACCCGCTTCTCAGCGACACAAGCGGCCGAAGGTATGGCGTTCCTTGCGCGTGCCGGTTTCGACACGAACCAAGTAATGCAATCGGTCGGGGATACTTTGCTTCTTGCGCAAGCGGGAGCACTCGACTTGGGGACCGCTGCCGATATTGCGTCCAATGTTTTGACCGGTTTCAGATTGGAGGCAACTGAAGCGTCGAGAGTTGTAGACGTCTTAGCGGCTGCAGCAAATAGCGCCAATACAAGTGTTGGTCAAATGGGCGAGGCAGCAAAGTTTGTTGCACCGGCTGCCGCAGGCATGGGAGTAAGCCTTGAAGAATCAGCCGCAGCAATTGGAGCATTGTCAGATGCGGGTCTCCAAGCATCGCTCGCCGGTACGGGTTTACGTCGAATCCTCTCCGAATTGGAATCACCTGCTGAGGCAACAAAGAAAATTTTCCGATCATTGGGTATTGAGGCCGATCAAGTCCGCATTTCACAGGTCGGTTTGACGCAAGCACTAAAAACACTCGCCGCGGCCGGGGTCGATACAGGGCTTGCCCTGCAAATTTTTGGTGATCGCGGTGGACCGGCGTTTGAAGTGTTGTCAAATGCTATCCCAAAAGTCGAAGGTTTAACGGATAAATTCCAAAACGCCGAAGGCACGGCGCGCCAGATGGCAGATGTCATGGATGACAATCTCAACGGCGCATTGCTCGCGGTCAGATCTGCAGTCGAGTCACTTATCCTCGCCTTTGGTGAACTTGGAGCAGAATCATTACTGACCCAAGCATTTAGAGCACTTGCTGACATTATCCGCTTTGCCGCTAATAACATCGACAAATTAACAGGGCTTGTTCTCACAGCGGCCGCGGCTTGGGGCGTTTACTCCTTGTCCGTAAACAGGGCAGCAGGTGCGCATGCCCTCTTGACAAAATCAATTGGTTTCGTTGTAAACGGTTTGAGAGCATTAAAAGTTGCCGCGTTGACTAATCCATTTACTGCTATCCTTGTGGCTATAACAACAATCATTGGTTTGTTGGTCACTTTCAGAAACGAGATAACTTTAGGTTCTGGACGTCTCGCTACACTCGGAGATGTTGGCGTTGTCGTTTGGACCAAAATAAAAGACGCTTTCGGCATTGCCGTGAAATTTATCCAAGACAATTTCGGGTTCGTTCTCGAATACGTTGAAGCAGTTTTTGGAGATATCGAATTTAGTCTTGGCGGTTTGATAATGTTTATGGCATCTATGCTTGACCGCAATATAAGTTATTGGGTGATGGCATTCAATGTAATTAAAGCGGTATGGGAGGGATTGCCCGCAGCATTAAAAGACATTGCCATAAGAGCAATTAATGGCATGATCGGAATAATGGAAGGCGGCGTCAACAAGATGATTGGCGCCATGAATAGGGTCATGGCCGCATTACGTTTGCCTGAACTCGCAACTGCTCAACTTGCAAGATTCGAGAACACAGCAGAAGGGGCCGCTGGGGACCTTGGCAAATCAATAGGAACCGCCATCATTGATGGATGGAATTTCTCCGGGGTCCAGGACTTGGTCGGCGGTATATTTGATGAAGCAGAAGAAATTGCCCAACATCGGAAACGTCTCTCCGAAGCAGTAGAAGATACTTATGACATGGACATGGGCGGTATGATCGCCGACCAAAAAGCATTAAATGATGCACAGAACACACAGATAAGTCAATTTGACGCGCTTCTAAATTCATTGAAGGAGGAAGCCGATTTATTGCAGATGTCAAATCAAGATCGACAAATCCAAGAGCAATTGCTTGAGATTGAAAATGAATTGAAACGCGACTTGACGGCAGCAGAGGAGGCATTGGTCACTGCTCAATTGCGAACCAATCAAGCATTGGCGAC